TTACAGTAGGTAGCTTTCAGTGGGAAAACGGTATTAAAGATTCAAGGGTTATATTTAATCCAAATAGATCAGGTAGGTTCCAGATAAGCTGGGTGCCACCTAAAAATCTTCAAAATCGAGTGATACTAAAGAGTAACGGTAAATACCCTGGAAACGAACACGTTGGGGCTTTTGGGCTTGATAGCTATGATATATCAGGCACTGTTGATGGTAAAGGATCCAATGGCGCTTTACACGGACTTACAAAGTTTTCAATGGAAGATGTACCACCTAATCATTTCTTTTTAGAATATATATCAAGGCCACAGACAGCTGAGATATTCTTTGAAGATGTATTAATGGCTATGGTTTTTTATGGTATGCCTATACTAGCTGAAAACAACAAACCTAGGTTTTTATATTATTTAAAGAGAAGAGGTTATAGAGGTTATTCTATGAATCGTCCTGATAAAGTTTGGAATAAACTTTCTACAACTGAAAAAGAAATAGGCGGAATACCTAACTCAAGTGAAGATATTAAGCAAGCACACGCCGCTGCAATTGAATCTTATATAGAAACTTATGTAGGATTAAAAGATGATGGCTACGGAGATATGTACCATCAAAAGACATTAGAAGATTGGTCTAAGTTCAATATTAATAATAGAACAAAGCACGATGCTTCGATAAGCTCAGGTCTAGCTGTAATGGCTTGTAATAAAAACAGATATACACCAGTTAGTAAAAGACAAAATAAATCTGTAGCTTTAGGTATTAAAAGATATGATAACACGGGTTATAATTCAAAAATAAAATAGATGATAAAAACTAATTACAATAGTTCTTTTCCAGATCAGGTCGTACCGGATGTAGAAAAAGCTTCTTATGATTATGGTTTACAAGTTGGTAGAGCCATAGAATCTGAGTGGTTTAGAAACGACAGAGGTTGGCAAGATAGGTTTAATACGAACTATAATAATTTCCATAGGTTAAGACTATATGCCAGAGGAGAACAATCTATTCAAAAATACAAAGACGAATTATCTATCAATGGTGACTTATCTTATTTAAACTTAGACTGGAAACCCGTACCAGTAATTCCTAAGTTTGTAGATATTGTTGTAAATGGTATGTCTCAAAGATCTTATGACATTAAAGCTTATGCTCAAGATCCTGAGTCTATAATGAAAAGAACTGCTTATGCTGAAGCTCTACAAAGAGATATGATGCAAAAAGATCTTATCAACCAGATACAGCAAATGACAGGTCTTGATGTTTCTAAATCCCAAGGTAAAGGTTTAGAGATGGAAAGTGAAGAAGATTTACAGCTTCACATGCAAATGGATTATAAAGAGTCTATTGAAGTAGCTGAAGAAGAAGTTATTAATAATGTATTAGCTAAAAACAAATATGATTTAACTAGAAGAAGATTAAATCAAGATTTAACTATATTAGGTATTGCAGCTACTAAAACATCTTTTAATAGATCAGAAGGAGTTACTGTTGATTATGTAGATCCAGCAAGTTTAGTTTATTCATATAGTGAAGATCCTAACTTTGAAGATATATATTATGTAGGTGAAGTAAAACCAATAAGTCTACCAGAGCTTAAAAAACAGTTTCCTGATTTAACGCCTAGTGAGTTAGAAGAGATACAAAAGTATCCAGGCAATCAAAACTATACTAGAAACTGGAGTGGTCGTTATGATGATAATACAGTACAAGTATTATATTTTGAATATAAGACTTATACTAATCAAGTGTTTAAAATAAAGCAAACTGCATCAGGACTTGAAAAAGCATTAGAAAAACAAGATACATTTATAGATGCACCAGAAGGTGACAACTTTAAAAAGGCATTTAGATCAATTGAAGTATTGTATTCAGGAGCTAAAATATTAGGTCATGAAAAAATGCTTGAGTGGAAGATGGCAGAGAATATGACTAGACCATATGCTGACACTGTTAAAGTAAATATGAACTACAACATCGTAGCTCCTAGATTATACAAAGGTCGCATAGAATCAATTGTAAGCAGAATAACTGGTTTTGCTGACATGATACAGCTAACTCACTTAAAACTACAACAGGTGATGTCTAGGATAGTGCCTGATGGAGTTTATATGGATATAGATGGTTTAGCAGAAGTGGATTTAGGTAATGGTACTAACTACAACCCAGCTGAAGCTTTAAATATGTATTTCCAAACTGGATCTTTAGTCGGTAGATCAATGACTCAAGATGGCGGTATGAATCCAGGTAAAGTTCCAATACAAGAGCTCTCTACTTCAAATGGCATGGGTAAAATACAATCATTAATACAGACTTATGAGTATTACCTTAAAATGATTAGAGACGTGACGGGACTTAATGAAGCTAGAGATGGTACACTACCAGATAAACAATCATTAGTCGGTTTACAGAAATTAGCTGCTGCTAATTCAAATGTAGCTACTAGACACGTATTACAAGCTAGTTTATATTTAACTCTTAGAACTTGTGAAAACATATCATTAAGAGTTGCCGATGCTTTAATGTTTCCAATGACTAAACAGTCTTTAATGTCTAGTATATCTAGATATAACGTAGGAACACTAGAGGAGTTATCTGGATTAAATATACACGACTTTGGTATATTCTTAGAACTAGAGCCAGATGAAGAGCAAAGACAAATACTAGAACAAAATATTCAAATAGCTTTACAAGCTGGACAAATAGGTCTTGAAGACGCTATTGACATTAGAGAAGTTGCTAATTTAAAGCTAGCTAATCAAATGTTAAAGAAGCGTAGAAAAGAAAAAGCAGCTAGAGAACAACAAGCACAGCAAGCTAATATGCAAGCTCAAGCACAGTCTAATGCACAGCTAGCAGAACAAACAGCTATGGCAGAAGCTCAGAAACAACAAATACTAACTGAGCAAAAGATGCAACTTGAAAAAGCTAAATCTGATTTTGAAGTACAAAAGATGGAGAGAGAAGCACAAATTAAACAACAGTTGATGGAACTAGAGTTTAATTACAATATGCAACTTACTCAAGCTCAAGGACAAAGTAAAAAGACTCAAGAAGAATTTAAAGAAGATCGTAAAGACGAACGAACTAAAATACAAGCAACGCAACAATCTGAGTTAATAGATCAAAGAAAAAATGATTTATTACCGAAGAACTTTGAATCCGCAGGTAATGATACTATGGGTGGATTTGGCTTAGAGCAGTTTGGCCCTAAGTAATTTTTAATAACTATTATATTATATTATGTCAGAAGAAGTAAAAGAGGAAGGTTCTTTTAAAATAAAAAAGAAACCAGGTAGACCTAAAAAACTTACCAAACAACAAGAAACTATAAAAGTAGATTTATCTAAAAAAGACCCTGTAGAAGAGGAAGTAACAAAAGTTGTTATTGACGAAACTAAGGAAGAGGCTGTAAAAGAAGAGCCAATAAAAGAAGTTGTTGAAGAAAAAACTGAAGAAGCTACTGAAGAAAAAGTAACACCAATACAAGAGGTTACTGAAGAAGAAAAAGTAGAAGAAGTAAAAGAGCCAGTTATGGAAACTGCTCCAGAGCCAGCTAAGCCAGAAATTAACTTACCAGAAAATGTAGAAAAGTTAGTTAAGTTTATGGAAGAAACAGGTGGCACAGTTGAAGACTATGTTAGATTAAATGCTGATTACAGTAATATAAACGATGACGCTTTAATTAGAGAATACTACAAACAGACTAAGCCACACTTAGACATCGAAGAGGTTAACTTCTTATTAGAAGATAACTTTTCATTTGACGAAGAAGTGGATGAAGAGCGAGATATAAAGAAAAAGAAACTCGCCTTCAAAGAAGAAATTGCTAAAGCCCGTAAATTTTTAGAGGACACTAAGAGTAAATACTACGACGAAATCAAGTTGAGACCCGGCGTAACTCAAGACCAACAAAAAGCTACTGACTTTTTCAATAGATACAACGAAGAACAGAAAATGGTTCAAAATCAACACGAGAGGTTCCAGAATAACACTAAAAACTATTTTAACCAAGAATTCAAAGGTTTTGACTTCAATATTGGTGAAAAGAAATTTAGATATGGAGTTTCGGATACTGATGGTGTTGCTAACACCCAATCTGATCTAACTAATTTTGTTGGGAAGTTCCTGAACGAAAAAGGTGAAGTAAAAGATTATGCTGGTTACCACAAAGCCATTTATGCTGCTGAAAACGCTGATACAATAGCTAATCATTTCTATGAGCAAGGCAAAGCCGATGCTGTAAAAGATGTGATGGCTAAATCCAAAAATGTAAGTAATGAACCTAGAGTAACATCTACAGGTGATGTATTTATTAATGGGTTAAGAGTAAAAGCAATCAGTGGTGTAGATAGTTCTAAGTTAAAAATAAAAACAAAACAAAAATAAAACTTAAAACTAAAATAAAATGGGATTAGATATAACTAATGCTCCGGGATTACTCCCTCATCAAAAGAAAGTTACTCTAAGTGAGAACTACCTTTCTTTTACTGACGGAACCCAAACTTTTGCTCAGCAATACTTACCAGAATTGTATGAGGCAGAGGTAGAGAGATTTGGTAACAGAACGTTACAAGGTTTCTTAAGAATGGTTGGCGCTGAAATGCCAATGACATCAGATCAAGTAATTTGGTCTGAACAAAATAGATTACATATTTCTTATGATGGTTGTACCATTGCTAGTAATACTACTATCACTGTTCCTGTTGAAGCTGGAAAACAGTGTGTTATTAGAGTAGGTTCTACGATTGTAATTTCAGAAGGATTAGTAACTTTAAAAGGTAGAGTTTCTGGAGTAGCTGCAGCTGTAGCTGGACCACCAAGAACTGCAACTGTTACTGTTGAAACTTACAAAGTGGCAAACATGGCTTCACTAGCTGGTGTTGCTAGCGCTGCTAAAGTTTTTGTATACGGTTCTGAATTTGCTAAAGGAACTTCAGGAATGGAAACTGTTAACACTGCTGGCGCTGCTGTCGCGGCTGTTCAACCTGATTTTAAACAATTCAATAACAAGCCAATTATACTAAAAGACTTCTATGAGGTTTCTGGTTCTGATGCTTCTCAAATTGGATGGGTTGAAGTTGCTACTGAAGATGGTACTTCTGGATACTTATGGTATCTAAAAGCTGAATCTGAAACAAGATTGCGTTTTGAAGATTACTTAGAAATGAGCATGGTTGAAGCTGAAAACAACGGCGCTAATGGAGGCGTTGCTTTAGCTACTGGTGTTACAGATGCTGGTTCTGAAGGTTTATTTGCTGCTATTGAGGCAAGAGGAAACATTTATAACGACTTTGCTGGTGCTGCTGCTCCAGGATCTGGCGCTTTAGGTGATTTCGATGCTATTCTTAAGCAATTAGATAAGCAAGGTGCTATTGAAGAAAACATGTTGTTTTTATCTAGAGCTACTGCTCTTGATTTTGATGATATGATTGCTGCTATGAATGGTGGTTATGCTTCAACTGGTGCTGCTTCTTACGGTTTATTTAACAATGAAGAAGATATGGCGCTTAACTTTGGATTTTCTGGTTTTAGAAGAGGTTCTTATGATTTCTACAAAACTGACTGGAAATATTTAAATGATGCATCTACAAGAGGTTTAACTGGAGATATTGATGGTGTGTTGATTCCTGCTGGAACATCTACTGTTTATGATCAAATGTTAGGTCAAAATATCAGACGTCCTTTCTTACATGTAAGATATAGAGCTTCTGAAGCTGATGATAGAAGAATGAAGTCTTGGGTTACTGGTTCAGTAGGCGGAGCTTACACTTCTGGATTAGATGCGATGCAAGTACATTTCTTATCTGAAAGATGTCTTTGTGTACAAGGTGCAAATAACTTCGTGTTATTTAAATCTACTATATAATTATTAACATTTAAAAGATAGAAATTATGGCAAAACATATAAAAGTAACTGGAGCTAATTCAAATCCAGTTTACATACCTTCTGAAAGTATAATGAAAATAGTAGCATCAAACTCTGCTGACACTTGTGTATTTACTTACATTGGTGGAGGTACTGTTACTGGAGCTATTACATTAGCTAACGCTGCTGCTGCTAGAGCTTTAGAAGCTAGCCTTAATATTAGCTGGTTAAGCTGTATTAATGCTGGTCCTGACGCTTCTGGTGTAGTCGCTAATACAACTGTATTTACAGCTGTATCTTAAAACAATAATAAGATCCCGCTTCGGCGGGGTCTTTTTTAATTATTATATTATATTATATTATGGAAACAAAAGAAAAAAAAGCTCCAGCTAAAACTGTAGCAAAAGAAATTAAAAAAGATACTTGGGAAATTAAAGATAGGTATTATCATTTAATGCACAGTAAATCTCCTTTAACATTTAGAATTAACTCTAAACACTCTGCTAGAAAACCTCTAATGTACTTTGATGAAGCAAAAGGCTATAATAGAGAACTTAGGTATGCAACTAACATGAAAAGTCCATTTGTTGATGAACAAGTAGGATCTGTAACCTTAGGTCATATTGTTTTTGAAGATGGTGTATTAATGGTTCCTAAATCTGACGTAGCTTTACAAAAAATGCTTTCACTATACCATCCAAACAGAAATAAATTATATTCTGAAAAAGATGACGTGCAAGAAGCAACTGATGATTTAGATTATTTAGAATTAGAAATAGAAGCTTTAAATGCTGCTGCAACTATGGATGTTGACCAAGCTGAAGCTATATTAAGAGTTGAATCTGGTTCTAGTGTATCTAAGATGAGTTCTAAAGAACTTAAAAGAGATTTAATGTTATTTGCTAGATCAAACCCTAGTTTGTTTATAGAATTAGCAAATGATGAAAATGTTACTCTTAGAAACTTTGGTATAAGAGCTACTGAAGCTAATATACTAGGTTTATCTCAAGATCAAAGAACATTTACTTGGGCAAGTAATGGTAGAAAATTAATGAACGTTCCTTTTGACGAAAACCCATATTCAGCTTTAGCTGCTTGGTTTAAAACTGATGAAGGTGTTGAAGTTTATAAATCTATCGAGAAAAAGTTCAAATAACAAGTGACTATAATTATGAGGGGTTACATAAGTAACCTCTCTTTTTAAAATATTAAAAATGGCAATAAGCGTAGATACTGTATATAAAACTGTATTACTTATTTTAAATAAAGAACAAAGGGGTTATATGACGCCTGATGAATTTAATAAAATAGGTAGTCAAGTACAAAGAGAAATATTTGAGGCTTACTTTGAAGACTTAAATCAACAACTACGTATACCTCAGTCTGATGTAGAATATTCAGATAGAGTTGCTATTACAGATGAAAAAATTGCAGAATTTAAAACTGAAAATGACCAAACAGTAGCTGAAAAAACTATTGGTGGTACAAATCCTTTTACAACTCCTTCTGAGTTATATAGACTAGGTTCAATAACTTATGAACCAAACACTGCAACATATAAAGAAATGCAGAGAGTAGGTAGAGCAGAAATATACAATATTAGAAAAGCTCCTTTAACTGCACCTACAAAAAACTATCCAATATATTTATACGAAGACAATAAAGCTTTAGTTTATCCTAATACAGGTCTTGATGCTATAGTTGATCCATCTCATATTAAAATGCAATATGTAAAAAAACCAACTGATGTTAGATGGGGTTATTATCCAGGAAGCTTAGGACAATTAATACACGATACAACTACATTTGGAGCAAATTTATTAAATAATGGTGGTATATTATCATCTTACGCTGGCTTAGGAACAACTGGAGTTGTTGGAACTTACCCTGCAGTTACGTATACTGGCGGTAGTGGTACTGGCTTAGTAATTAACGCTGTAGTTAACACTACAAGCACAGTTACTTTTACAATAGCAATACCTGGAACTGGGTATGTAGTTGGTGATCAAGTAGTTATTAATGCTGGTCAATTAGGAGCGGGTAGCACCGCTGTTACAGTAACATTAACTGCTGCAGACTTTAATTCAGGTAGCACATATGGAACTACAAATTTTGAATTACACAACTCTGAAAGAACTGAAGTTGTTTTAAAAATGCTACTATATCAAGGAGTGGTAATAAGAGATCCACAAATAGTACAAGTTGCAGCATCGAGAGTACAACAAGAAGAAGTAAACGAAAAATCATAATAAATGGGACTATTAACAGAAACTAACGCTCAATATTACTCTGGACAACAGGTATTTACTCAACCCGCAGTAGTAAATCAAGTATTCGACTGGACTGGAGACACTGATTTAGTAGTAGCTTTAGCTGGAGTTTCTAATACTAACTTTAAAGTTTTAGTTAATAATGCTCCAATAACATACGTTGCTTCTGCTCCAGGTGCTAGTCAATATACGTTATCTGCAGCTAATCAAATAACAATAGGTGGAACTCAAGTTACTGGAGATGTTATAGAAATAAAATTATTACAGTTTGCTATAGATAATAACTATGGCAGCTATGAGTACATAAAGTTAGATGATATTATAAACAACTTTATGGTTGCATACATAGGAGCTGGTAAATTAATACCATCTGCTAAAAGAACTGATATAATGTTTCACGCTAAAAGAGGCTTACAAGAGTTTAGCTACGATACATTGAAAAGTATTAAATCACAAGAATTAACTATACCACCAAGTTTATCTATAGTTATACCACAAGACTATGTTAACTATGTTAAGTGTTCATGGGTAGACGATGCTGGAGCTAAGCATATTATTTATCCAACTAGAGTAACTTCTAATCCAACAGAACTACCTATCCAAGATGATGATGGTATACCAACTCAAGATGCTCAAGGTGAAAACAATTTAGCAGAGCAATCAAAAACTGAAACTAGATGGGATAGTAGATCTTTAACAACTGATTTACAACCTGATGATTACAGAATACCTAGAAGAGATTTTTTAATAGGCCAGAGATATGGGTTACAACCTGAAGAAGCTCAAGTTAACGGTATGTTTACTATAAATGAAAGAACAGGTACTTTTTCTTTCTCAAGCGATTTAGCAGGTAAATTAATTATACTAGAATATATATCTGATGGTTTATCTGTAGACTTAGACATGAAACTACCTAAGATGGCAGAGCAAGCGATGTACATGCATATAGCTTATTCTATACTGTCAGGTAGAGCAGGTATTCCAGAATATGTAGTGAATAGATTCAAGAGAGACCGTTCTAGCGCTCTTAGAAACGCTAAAATACGTTTAAGCAATATAAAGATAGAAGAGATCTCTCAAGTGTTTAGAAACAAATCTAAATGGATTAAACATTAAGTATGCCAGAAATTAAAAATACTTTTCTAAGATCTAAGATGAACAAAACCTTAGATTCTAGACTTATACCTAATGGTGAATATAGAGATGCTAGAAATGTTAGTATTAGTAGATCTGAAGGTTCTGACGTTGGAGCACTAGAAAACGTATTAGGCAATACTCAATTAACTAATTTAAAAGTAGACATAGCTGCTTTAGAAAGACAAAAAGTCACAGAAAAATATGGTACAACTATAAGACCTGGCGAAATAGAATTACCAAACTTAGAAATAAACGGTTATTATGTAGACAATACAACTGACAAGATATTTTTATTTTTAACTGACTATAGCGATTCGTCAAGTGATAGAGTTAGTAACTTTGCCCCAGCTGATTACATAGACGAAACAACTCCTCCTGGTGTTTTTACATACAAAGGAGCTGGTTGTTACATAGTTGAGTATAATGTGCTAACTAATGAAAAAAGAGTTTTAGTAGCTGGAAACTTTTTAAACTTTTCAAAAACACAAGAAATAATAAACATAAGTTTATTAGAGAACTTATTATTTTGGACTGACAATAGAAATCAACCAAGAAAAATAAATATACAAAAAGCTTTTGATAATAGCTATGAGTTTTCTGGAACTAATAATCCTTACTACTACAGCGAAGATCATATTTCAGTTGCTAAATTCGCGCCTGTAGAACCTTTTGGTTTTTTAGATACTTCTGATAATAGTACATTAATATCTAACTCTGAAGAATATTTACCAGCCCATATAATAACAACTGGAACTTATGCTTCCGTTTCTGGAGCTATAACTTTAGTCGGAACATACACTACACCTTTGACTACTTCAGATAATTTTGATTTATTTGGAAACGTAAATGATGGAGATTTAGTAACTGTAGGTGACAGCGATCAAAGTTATATAGCTGTTTCAGTTGCAGCGCAATCTGTAAATATACAATCAGGATTAAACCTATCAGGAACTTTAAAAATTAAAATACAAAGGCGAAATCCATATTATGACGTTAATTACAAAGGGGATACTAGATTATTAAAAGATAAATTTTCTAAGTTTAGCTATAGGTTTAAATATGACGACGGAGAATATTCTTTAATGGCTCCATTTACTCAAGCTGCATTTGTACCTAAGCAATTTGGTTACTTTACAGATAATGACGAAGAAATAACATTGCAATCAGGTAATGTTAAGTTTATGGAAAACAGAGTTGACCAAGTAAAACTTAATACTACCTTACCCTATAGAGGAGACTTACTTAAAAATGAATTAAAAATAGAAGAAATACAAATATTAGTAAAAAACTCTGATGAACAAGCTGTTAGAGTTATAGAAGATGTTGATGTTTCAAACTTAACTAATACAACTAATTACGAATATAACTACTTATCTACTAAAGCAATTAAAACTTTACCAGAAGCAGAATTAATTAGAGTACATGATAGAGTACCAGTTAGAGCTTTAACTCAAGAAGTTGTAAGCAATAGAGTTATATATGGTAATTTTCTAGACAAACATAGCTCTCCAGATAACCTGCAATACGACTTAATTTATAATGAAAAAACTTATCCATCTGGGTCTTCTGATAATGACGAGGCTAATAGAGATTTAACTGTTGAGTTTCCAACACACACTCTAAAGCAAAACAGAAGTTATCAAGTTGGAGTTGTGTTAATGGATAGATATGGTAGAGCTTCTAATGTTATATTAAATAGTGAAGAAAGTATAACTACAGGTAATAAAAACTCAACAATATACGCTCCATATACTAATTTTGGATCAGACAGTGTGAGCTTTTGGGGTAACTACATGGAATTTTCATTAAGAGGTGAAGTACCTAGCAGCTTATCAAAAGAAGGTTATCCAGGTTTATACTCTGAAACAAATCCTTTAGGTTATTATAGCTATAGAATAGTTGTTAAACAACAAGAGCAAGATTATTATAACGTGTATACTCCAGGTGCTTTAGCTGGTGAGTTAATATGGGATGCAGATATAAAGGATGGTAGTAGTGTACAATTTGCAGATATAGTAAATAGTGATTGTTTACCAGCTTTTCATAGTGCGAGCAGAATAACATTATTAAACTTGTTTGGAGATAATATAAATAAAATTCCTAGAGAGCTTTCTGAAGTAAATGGTAATGATACTACTTTTGATAGTAGAGTATTGTTGTACAATAGAGTTAATCCAATACACTCTAGCGTTAATGGATCTTATAACACTCAATCAACTGTTAGCAAGCAGGGTGAAAAAGTTGTCTCTATAGAGCCTTTTAAAGAGCTAGGTTCTTGGACAACAACAAAAGGTCAACTATATCCTTTTCAATCTGACTTACAACATAGTATTCCTCAACCGTTTTATCCTTATTTTAGAACTGGATCATCTAATAATGCTGAATATAATTTTTATGATATATTTTTTAACGCTCAAGCTAACCCATTTATAGCTAAAATAGAAACAGACTTTAAAATAGGTGCAACGCCTGACTACTCAGTTTCAAGCCCAAACCAAAAATTAGGTATTGAAAGAGCCTGGCAAGATTTAGGTGTTTTTGAAACTGAACCTACAAAATCAGTTTTAGACATATACTGGGAGACATCGACATCTGGTTTAATATCAGTTTTAAACGGAGAAGTAGTAGGTGTGAACCCAGTAGGTATTTTAGACACAGCTAGTAATAACACTGCTTTAGGTCAAAATATACAATATATACACACTGAAGCTACAGCTAGCGGTTCTGATGCTACTTTGTTTTTTGATTTAGTTGATGCAGGTGGTAATGGTGTAAATGCAGTTTCTACTTTAGTGATAGATACAGTTTTAGATGGCACTGGAGCTAATAGATCAAGTGAATTTCAGATATTAACAGACAACACAGGCACTATAACTAAATATAAAATACAAACTAATGCTTTATTTGTATTTAACTCTAATGCCAATGTAAATGAAAATTATACTTTTAATTTACTAGCTACTTACGTGTCTGGAACTAGTGTTTGGGCAGGTCAATCTCCTATACAACTAACAAATTGTCAACTACAAAATGTAGCACCTAGTTTTGTTAATCAACCACCTGTTGTAACTAAGAAAAATAAAGGTCAAGATTTATTCACTATGACAGCTAGTAGCTTTTTAAATGGGTCAGCTGATACTAATAGAAATAAAGAACAGCTTTTTATAGTTGTTGTAGATGCTATTACAGGTGTTTTATATTCAGAAATATATGTAGTTACAGAACCTAATCAAGATAGATTTATAAAATCTGAAACAAACGCAGTTGATGGAACTTACAAACTAAAACTAACAGATGCTAACGGAAACGGTTTAAGCACTTTATCTAATGATTTTGATGTAATATTCAACTAATAACAAGTGACTATATAAATATGGCTAAAATAAAATTCTTCAATGCTTTTGTACTTAAAAAGAATATTAACGCTACAACTACTGGTTTAGCTGCTCATGAGCCTGTGTTTCCTGGTTTACCTAATAACCCTATTGGTGCTACTTTTGATTATCCTTTATTCTCAACTTCAGGAGCTAGCGCAACTGGTAGAACTGCAGCTACTAATGATAGAAACTGGATTATAGAAGAGTCAAGAATTAGAGGCGGTTATAATAATACAGAAACAGGCTATGGTGTAAGAGCTTATTTAAGAGAAGATTCTAGTGAGCAAAATAGAAGAAGTAATGCTTTAATATATTCAGGGCTATATAACTCTGTAACAGATGTTAACAAAACAAATGTATTTCCAATAGGTGAAGAAATAACTAAAGCTGTTGATCCAGTAAATGGATCTATACAGAAAATACATGCTTTAGATAGTAACTTAGCTATATTCCAAGAAAATAAAGTAAGTAATGCTTTAATAGATAAAGATGCTATTTATTCTGCTGAAGGTATTGGAACTCCAGTTAGTTCAACTGAATTAGTTATAGGCCAAATAACTCCTTATGTAGGAGAATATGGTATTAGTAAAAACCCAGAAACTTTTGCTAACTTTGGCTATAGAAGATATTTTACAGATAAATATAGAAATGCTGTAATGAGATTATCAAGAGATGGTTTAACTGAAATATCTCAATATGGCATGTCATCTTTTTTTAGAGATGAGTTTGCTAAAATAAACGACGAGTTTAAAACAATATCATTTACATGTACATATGTTAGCACAGGTGGTACTGTACCTAGAATAAATGTTTCTGGATCAAACATTACTAAAATAGAAAAAGGTATGCAAGTTATCATACCTCAAACTAGTGGTGGTGATATTTTAGCTTTAGTTGTTGGTGTTTTTAATGAAAACGTAATATATTTAGATAGATCTCCAGGAACTCCTGCGGCTGGTCAAGTAACTTTTAATAAGTATATAAAAGACAGAGTAGTAGGTGGCTGGGATATTCATGATAAAAACTATGTAATATCTATGCAAGAAAAAAGTACAGATATAAATGGACAAGACACATATAATACTTTAACTTTTGAAGATGATATTAATGGCTGGACAAGCTTTCATGATTATGAGCCTAAGTTCGCTGGTAGTTTAAAAGGCAAATACTATAGCTTTTTTAATGCTGATATATATAAGCACCATGATTCTAACTCTCCTAGAACTACATACTATGGAGTTTCTTATGGATCCAGTATAGAGTTTATATTTAATGCAAGTCCAAGTATAATAAAGAATTTTAAAACCGTAAACTATGAAGGTAGTAACGGATGGCAAGTTGAAAATTTCTTATCAGATGCAGAGGGTTTTGATGTACAATCAAATGCTCAAACTCAATTTAATGATTCTGCTAAGTTAATAAGAAGTTACGACGAAGGTTTATACAATGAGGGTGGAGTACCTTATAGAGCAGGTTTTAACAGAAAAGAAAATAAATACTTTGCTAACTTAATAAATAATAGTGTAGCTAGACCAAATGAAGTGTTCTTTGGTGATGCTACAACAGGTATTAAAGGTTATTTAGCAACAGTAAAAGTATCGACAGATGCAACTACAGATCCAGGTGGAGCTAAAGAGTTGTTTGCTGTCTCAACAGAATTTGTAGTATCATCAAGATAAAAATATAATTATGAGTTTTTTAGAAGGTTTTGAATTAGTAAGTGGAACAGGGTGGAAAGCCGCTGCGCAGGCTGCTCCTGCCGCTTTAGCTGGTTTTCAAGCTATTAAAGCAAAAAGAGATTACGGTAATAAAGTTAAAGATATAGAAACCTTAATGGAAAACAGGCAACAGCTTAATAATCCTTACGCTAACATGTCAAACCCTTTTGCTAATTTATCTGTAGCTACAGAAGCTGCTAGATTTCAAGCTGAGCAATCAGATATTGCCTTAGCTAATACATTAGATAATTTAAGACAAACTGGAGCTGGTGGAGCAACTGCTTTAGCACAAGCTGCATTGCAAAGTAAAAGAGGTGTTTCTGCTAATATACAACAACAAGAAGCTCAAAATCAAAAACTACAAGCTCAAGGTCAACAAAGAGTTGATTTGGCAAAAGCCCAAGGTCAAATGCAGGTTATGGGACTACAAGAGCAAAGAGACGTTAGAGACTTAAACATGCTTCAAGATCAAGCTGACCTATTAAAAGCTCAAGAAATATACTCTACACAATCAGCTATGAGCTCTTTAGGTAAAGGATTAGAAACATTAGCTGGAGGATTAGTTCCAACACAGTTACCAGGAGTATCTGGATCAACTATGGACAATACTAATTTTACTCGTAATGCTACAGAAGCGGCAAATCAAGCTGGTTTAAATCAAATAGCAAATATACAACTCATGAACCCTGGACAAGATCCTTCTTTTGACTTCAGTCTTTCAGCTGACATTTACGCTGATCCACAAGGAAAAAATGATTGGCAAAAATCCGGATTAAGTAATATGGTTAAAGACAGAGAAAGACTAAAGCAAGCTGGTGAATCAACTGTTGAATTACAAGCTTTGATAGATTCTACTAGACAAAAATTTGGAATATAAATAATAAATTATGGCAAGACGTTTTAATCCATACTTAATAAATAGAAGTGCTGAATACTTATCAAAAAGTATTCAAGGAGCTGTTACAGCATTTGATACTCAAATGGCTAATATTGAAAAAAGTAAAAACGAATTAACTTTACAAGATGCAGAGTTAAAAAGAATATCATCTAGTTTAAGTGCTGATGATGAAGAAAATTTTAAAGATAGTTTAACTGCTAAAATTAATTCTGAAATAGATAATATATATAGATTAGGTTACAATTCTATTGGTAGAGACCAAACCGAATATTTAAAAGCTCAATCAAACTTACTAAACGGCGTTAAAGATTTGCAATCTGGTTTAGCTATATTTGACGAAGAAGGTAGAGAGTATCAAAAGATAGTTGAAAACGGTAGTGGTCAGTTTAAAATATCTAATAGTACAGATCCTAAAGCTAGAGCTTTTATGAATAATATATCTTTAAATAAAGGTAATGGAACTAAAATAGGTTATGAAAATGGTAATTTTACTTTAAACTATAATGGTTATAGTAAAAACATAAGTAACTACATGCAGTCTAGAAAAAATGGTGGCCCTGGAACTATAAACTATGTAGATGATCCAAGTGCTGAGTATAAGGCTATATATGATAAATATGCTAGCAATTATGAACCTAAGCTTATTAAAATACAAACTGAAGCAGCTGATGGTACTATAACTACTACAACTAGAAAAAATTATGATTTAGCTAGACAAAAGATAAGAGAAGATTTATATAATGATCCTAACTTGTTAACTAGTATATCTGGAGATGAATACCAATACTTATCTCAGTTTTCAAATAACATAGATCCTAACGAGCCTTTTAAAGGTACTTCTGATCAAATTCAAAAAGCTTTAGACGCTAAGGTTAACTTGATAATGGACCAATATGCTAAAGAGAACCAAACAACTTTATTTATGCAGCAGCAAGATAATGACGATGCTAAAAAAGGTGATTATACTAAAATCTTTAGAAATGAGGCTAATACCGCTTTAGACATACTACAATCAGATTCTCCTTTAGATTCATATGCTCAGTATTTAAGAGATCAAAACCCTGGTTCTGCAGTTGCTTTTGATGTAAAAAATGATACTCTTTATAGGGTAACTTACCAGGGAACTGGTAAAGATGCTATACCAAAATATTCAGAAGTAATATCTTTAGATAAGTTAGAAGCTACAAACGCCAACTTAGATAAGTTAATAATACAAATAAATGATAACAAACCAAAAGACTTAATGATACCTCAAGTCAGAATGACTGAGTATTTAAATACTTTAGACATAAACTTAGACGCAGCTGAAGAAGAAGGTGGAAGTGTTGATGCTTTAACTGGAGATACTACACCTACTCAAGCTCAAACTTTTAGTAGAGAAGCTCTTAAATATGCAGTTGATCAATATGCTAAAGAAACTAATCAAACAGGTCTTGTTTTTGAAAAAATGACAGATGCTCAAAAAGAAGAAATGAGAAAAAACACTATATTTAGAGAAGCATTGCAAGAAATAAAACAAAAACAACAACAAGAATTAAATAGAAATCAAGGTATTGCTAGATAATGAATGAACAATTATTAAAAGATTTAGTAGCAACAGCTCAACAAGATAATTATAATTGGGATGTTGTTTTAGATAAATTTCCAGAGTTATCTGAGTACGATCCTCAGCTTTTAAAAGATTACACAGCTACAGTAGAAAAAGAAGACTACAACTATGAGGTTGCAAATTCTAAATTTCCAGAGTTTAAGTTTGAAGAAGTTGAAAAAACTTTGCCAAGTAAAGACGATGCTGAAATTAGTCAAGAGGATTTGTTTGAATCAAGAGATATGTTCACTACTGGAGACTTTGCTTTAGAACAAAAAAAAGAAGAAGAAGCTAGAAAAGCTAAATATAATATAGATGAAGTTCCTGGTAAGTATTACATAGACGGAAAAGAAGTTGATAGAGAAATTTTAAAAAATAAACTTTTTGACAATGACTTTATAAATGACCTTCAAGATGAAAAAATTAAATTAGACATACCAGAAGGAGATGATAAATTAAAATCTTTAGCAAAAAAGCAAAAAGAATCTGGAAGTAGATTAGTTGATCTTTGGGAAAGTTTACAAGCAGGCAGTATAGCTATAGAAAACTTTAAAAATGCTGGGTTAAACTACGTAGAAGATGTTATACTAGAAACTACAGGTTACAAACCTGGAAATGTTCAATTAGCTTATAGAGCTTATAGAGATTTAATGTCTAAATCTAATATTGAAAAAAGAAACAAACTAAGAGAATCTCAAAGAGAGTATAAAGACGGGTTTGTTAATAGTATAAAAAATGGAAACTTTGCAGATGCGGCTAATTTAGGTTTTAGAACAACAGCTGAAAGCTTGCCATTAATGGTTTTATCTTCACTTCCAGCTGTAGCTACAAGAGGTAAATCTATACCAACAACACAACTTTTAATAAAACAAGCTTTAGGAAGTTCTGGTATGATGTCAGGTATTTTAATTCCTGACGAGTATGAAGAATCTAGATTTTCAGATGATCCTAAGTTAAAAGAGCTTACTAGAGGAGACAAGCTTGGTAGAGCTTTTCTAAGAGGTGGAGCAGAAGGATTTTTTGAAGGAATCATGGGTCCGGTTGGTGCTAAATCTTTTCAAGTTTTTAAATCAGGAATTAGAAGCCAAGTAAGAAAAACTTTTAATATAGCAGGTAAAGAAGCTGCTCAAAAAATATCAAAAGAATTAGGTGATAAGACAGCTAAAGAAATATTTAAAGCTTTTGGAATAAATACAGCTTTAGAAGGAACTACAGAAGCTTTAACTTCGCTTGGTCAAGATTTAACAGATGACTTTTATGGAGTTCAAGACTTAACACTTGAAGACTACATGAGCAATGCTTTTGAAGCTTTTGCTTTAGGTAGCTTTATGGGAGGTACTGTTCAAAGTTTAGGAGCTACAGGCAAGGTTTTATTAAGAAATAATAAAGTTAAACAAGGAGCTATATCTGAAATAAGAAAAGAACAAGAGTTAGGAAATATTTCTAAAAAACAAGGGGACGAGCTTATAAGAAAAGTAGAAGATTTTCAACAAGCAGTTAAACAAACTGACTCTGAATTATTAGAAGAAAAACAAGAAGAAATAGCTAATTTAATTTACGAAAAAACTAATTTAAAACAAAAAATAGAGGGACTTGATCCTAATCAAGAGTCTGTTAAAAAGTCTAAAGAAAGAATACAAGAAATTGATAATTTAATATCTAAAACAAGCGCTAGTGAAGCTGAAATAAAACTAGCTGAAGAGCAAGTATCTATTGCAAAAGAAATAAAAGACTTAAGAATAAACAAAACTGTTAAGTTCGCAGAAACACAAGGTGAAAAACTTGGTAAAAAAGTATATGTAGTAGAAACTGATAGTGAAGGATCAGCCGGTGATAAAGCTCAAAAAATATACGATGAGTTTTTAAAAGAAAACCCAGATCAAAGTAGTCAAGACGTATCAAGTGCTGATGGATTTTATTTAGGTGACGCTATAGTAATAAATAAAGATGTAGTAGGTAAGACTGGCGCATTTAATACTGGCCAACACGAAGTATTACATGGTGTTATTAATAATGCTTTTAATGATTTAAATACTAACCAAAAGAAAAAGCTTATATCCGACTTTAGAAATATACTAAGCGACGAGCAGAATCAAGCTATAAATGATAGATTTAAAGCTTATAAATCAGACCCTAATTTTGATGCTGAAACTTCTGTTGAGATATTTACAGTATTATCAGATGCAATAGCAAAGAAGGAAGTTGCGTTTAATGAAAGCTTTGGTAATAAACTTAAAAATTTATTACAAGAAATATTTAGAAAAATTGGTATAGTTAAAGATTTTAGTAATGCAAGGCAAGCTTATAACTTTTTAAAAGACTATAATAAAACTGCTGAAAAAGGGTTAATAAGTGCTAGAGCTTTAAAATTAGCAGAAGTTGCACCTGTTAAACAAGAGATTTCAATGTCTAAGACAGCATCTGAAAATGTTCAAAAAATATATGAAGAGCAAGGCGTTGCAGGCGCATTAGATATTATTGAAGAGTTTAAACCTATTGTAAACAAAATAGTACAACGTAGAAGTGAAGCTCCAAACTTTGATAGACAATTACTTACTGACGAAATAGAAACTGGTAAAAGAGGTTTATTAGAGTTAATACAAGATTATAATATAGAGTCAGGTGTACCATTAGCTGCTTATATAAATAAGTTTTTACCAGCTAGAGCTATTGAAGCATCAAAAAGAGTTTTAGGTGAAACGTTTGAAGAGGATATATCCCAAAGAGTAGATATAGCGGCTCCTAAAGTAGAAGTTGAAATTAAAACTAAAGAGGAAAAAGTACCAAGAAGTTTAAGAAAAAAGCTTAATATTGAAAAAGGTTCTGATCTTTATAACAAAGTTAAAGATGCTGTAGTTAAAACATTTGGTACAAAGCTTCCAGAAGTTACAGATCCTAAGTTTAAGAAATCTTTATCCGATAGCTATAAAAGAGAACTTAAAAAAGAAGTTAATGCTCTAATGGGCACTAGATCAGATTTTAAAATGTTTGTGACTAATAATGCTGAAACATTATATAAATCTATACCTCAAGAAACTATTAATAAAAGATTTCAATATTTTGCAGAGCCTGTGTTAGACAAAGAAGGCAAGCAAGTTAGAGAAAAAACAGCTGTTGGCAAAGGTGTATTTAAAAAGAAGCCTTTTAACAAAGAAGAATTTATTAATTATTTTTTAGGTGAAGATGTAGGAGCATCGACTAAAGGCACTAGAAAAACTGCATTATCAGAAACTATAGCAGATGAAATGGCTTTAGATGCCACAATGGAGGTTATAGAAGATCCTAAAGTATTTGAAAAGTTTAAAGAGATACAAGAAATAGAAGGTAAAGAAGTTCCTAAAGATATTAAACCTAAAATATCTGAAAAAGTAAAACGACCTGAAGGATTTAGTTTTAGTAAATCTGTAGATGAAATAATAAATATAAGAAATTTATTTCAATTAGAAACAAATGGTATAAACAAACTTTTAAAATCTTATGGAATAGAAGATTCTTTTAATTTAAGAACTGAGAAGGGGAGAAATCAATTTGTAGAAGCTATAAAAACCCAACTATTACCTTTAATGCCTAAAGACTTTTGGTTTGGTAAAGGAGACCATAGAAAAGGTGAAAACATGTCTACCGCTTTTACTGGTAGTAATGCTAGCTATGGATTAAGTAGATCAAAATATAAAGAAGGACCTAAAAAAGGACAGTTTAAAAAACCTGAAGAAGCCGCTGCGTATGCTGATATTAAAAGAAAAATTCAAGATTTAAAATTTGATGATACTATAACGTTTGGAAAACCAATAAAAGGTATTAAGGATTTTTCTATTGATAAATACTCTAGTATATTTAAAAATAAAAAGGTAATACAAGCTAATCTGAAAAACGGCAAAATAAAAGAATGGAATAAAAAAGTTTCTATAATACATAAAGAAATGTGGAAACGTTTTAACGAAGCTATTGCAAAAGATAAAACGGGGCAAAAAGCTAGATCTATAGGTACTTATTTAAAGTTTGTAGCTAATGATAAAAATTCTTGGCATAGGCTAGGCGCTCAATTTGAAGGTTATTCAGATCAAATAACTGGATCTAGATATGAATATGAACACGCGATGCCTGCTACTTCTGCTTATTTATATTTAATGGATGCTGCGCTTTCAAAAAGTGATTTTGAAACAGCTTATGATTTAACTATGAAAAATTATAAGTTAATAGCTTTAGACAAAGCTATGGATGATAAGCTTAGAAATGTTAGGACAAAAAGTGGCTATAGCTTACAAAAGAGAATGCCTGACGATTGGAGTGTTATAGATAATTTTTGGTGGCAAAGGTATTTTAACGATATAGTTTCTAGCCAAGATGGTGGTATAGACCCAAACTCTATAATAGGTTTAGAAGGCAAGACGTTTGGTGAAATGTTTAATGTTGATGCCAGCGGTAACTCTACAACAGTTGAAGTAGAAAAATTAAAATCAAAAGCTAAAAATATAAACGTAAAAAATTTATCAAACAATGTTGTAAATTTTAGCAAAACAACTAGTAACGAAGGCATTATTGGATATGCTAAAACAGTTGACGAAGCTTTAAAAGTAGCAAGAGATCCAAACGCTCCTGTTAAAAAAATTAGAGTATTTGATTTTGATGATACATTAGCTACTACTAAATCAGACGTTTTATTTACAGCACCTGACGGAACTGAAGGTAGTTTAACTGCTGAAAAGTTTGCTATGGATGGAGCTAGACTGTTAGAAGAGGGTTATGTATTTGATTTTTCTGAGTTTAACAAAGTCACTAAAGGTAAGCCTGGTCCATTATTAGATATAGCTAAAAAAATACAAGCAGCAAGAGGAACGGAAGATGTATTTGTTTTAACAGCTAGAGCACCTGAAGCTCAAGTAGCTATTAAAGAATTTTTAGATAGTGTAGGATTAAATATACCATTAGAAAATATAACTGGTTTAGGTAACTCTACGGGTGAAGCTAAAGCTAATTGGATGGTTGATAAAGCAGCAGAAGGATATAATGACTTTTATTTTGCAGATGATGCATACCAAAATGTAAAAGCTGTTAAAGATGCTATGTCTGTTCTCGATGTTAAGTCTAAAGTTCAACAAGCTAAAATAAACTTTAGCAAATCTGTTAATGAAGACTTCAATAAAATAATAGAACAAACTACAGGAATAGCATCGGAAAAAGTATATTCAGAAGCTAAAGCAAAAGTAAGAGGAGCTAACAAGGGCAATAAAAAATTCTTTATACCTTATTCAGCTGAAGACTTTATGGGATTAATATATCCATTATTAAGTAAAGGTAAATTAGGTGACAGCCAAATGGCTTGGTTTAAAAAGAACTTACTTGATCCATACGCTATGGCAAATGAAAACATAGCAGCTGATAGAATACAATTAATGGAGGATTTTAAAGCTCTCAAAAAAGCTTTAGAAGTTCCTAAAGATCTTAGGAAAAAAACTGAGTCAGGTTTTACTAAAGAACAAGCTGTAAGAGTTTACTTATTTAACAAAGCTGGTTACGATGTTCCTGGTATATCTAAGACAGATTTAAAAGAATTATTAGATTTAGTTAATTCTGACGGCGTTTTAAAAGCATTTGGTGATCAAATATTTAGTATAACTAAAGGCGATGGTTATGCTAAACCAGGTGAAAACTGGTTAGTTGGTACAATAACAACTGATTTAATTGATGTATTAAACACTGTTAAAAGAGCTAAGTACTTAGAACAATCTGGATTTACTGCTAATGCTGAATTGATATTTAGCAAAGATAATTTAAATAAGCTAGAAGCAGCTTATGGTAGTAAGTATAGAGAAGCTATGGAAAATGTACTAGGTAGAATGAAGTCTGGTAAAAACAGAATATTTAGTGGTAATAGACTTAGCAATAGGGTTTTAGATTATATAAATAATTCTACTGGTGCTATAATGTTCTTCAACACTAGATCAGCAGTTCTTCAAACTATATCTGCTATAAACTTTTTAAACTGGAGTTTTAATAATCCTATAAAAGCAGGTGCTGCATTTGCTAATCAACCTCAATATTGGAAAGATTTTGTTGAGTTAATTAATTCTGATTATTTAGTTGATAGACGTAACGGTTTAAAACTAAACATAAACGAATCTGAAATAGCTGATGCTGCTGCAACTAGTAAAAACAAAGCTAAAGCTGCTATTAATTATATATTACAAAAAGGATTTTTACCTACACAATTTGCTGATAGCTTTGCTATAGCTGCTGGTGGTGCTACTTTTTATCGTAATAGAATAAAAGATTTAATAAAGAACGAAGGTATGTCAGAAGCTGATGCTAAGAAGCAAGCTATGTTAGAGTGGAGAGAAACAGCTGAAGTTTCTCAACAGTCATCTGATCCAAGTAAAATATCTGCTCAACAAGCGAGTGACTTGGGAAGAGTTATATTAGCTTTTGCTAATACACCTATGCAATATGCTAGAATACAAAAAAGAGCTTTACAAGACATAGTTAATGGTAGAGGAGATGCTAAAACAAATGTTAGTAAGATTATATACTATGCTGTAGTTCAGAATTTAATATTTAATGCTTTACAATCTGCACTGTTTGGATTAGGATTTGGAGATGATGAAGATGACATGACAGAGAAGCAATTAGAAGCTTATGAAAAAGATAAAAAGAAAAAGTATTTAAGGATAGCTAATGGTATGTTAGACTCTCAATTAAGAGGTTTAGGTTTAGCTGGAGCTACAGTTGCTGTAATTAAAAACTTTTTAACTGATATATACGAAAGATCTGGAAGAAAAAGACCTGAGTATGTAGATTCTATATACAAGCTGTTACAAATATCTCCACCTGTAAGTAGTAAAATATCTAAAATTAGAGGAGCCGCTTGGCAGTTTGATAGTAAAAAACGTAGAGAAGAAATATTTGAAAAAGGATTTAGCATAGATAATCCAGCATATGAAGCTGGAGCAAAAGTAATATCTGCAACTGTAAATATACCGCTAGATAGAGTGTATAGCAAAGTAGATAATATTTCTGGAGCAATGGACGAAGATGCTGAAACATGGCAGTCTGTAGCTATGTTAGCTGGTTGGCCAAAATGGCAGATAATGCCTAAGGATAAAAAGCAAGAACAAAGTGAATTTAAAAACGGAAATGTTGAAATAATAACATTTGAAACATCAGTTAAAGATACTAAAAAAGAAGTTAAAAAACTTAATAAAACTAAACCAAAAAGAAAAAAAGTTAAATTAAAGTTTAAATAAGGAACAATAAAATACTGGGCACCATACCCAAAGTTCCTGTAACCAAAAAAGGGGATCTCATTACGACTTCCCCTTTTTATATTTAGCACCATGGGCAAAATCCGCCCGGACAATTTTCACACATAATTTAATTTTTATTTAGGTTTTTTATGACCATATCCTTTTTTCTTTAGTTCAAGATGTTTTTTATAAGTATCAGCTTTTATAGCGCTTTTACCTTTATACATCATGTGAGGTTTAAATTTTTCTGCCATATTTTATTTTTTTATTTTTATTATAAGATAAACATTAGAAAACATTATACTTATTAAAACAATAGATGCATATATTATAGCGTCACCTAAATAAGGTTTTACAGCTAGAGTAAATGCAGATAAAGTTACCATTTTAATAAATAAGCTTCCGTACATAATGCCATAGCCGGCTTTTGCAAACCGACTAGTTAACATTACTACCATAAATGTTATTGCAAGAACCAGTATTGCAGCAACAAATCCGTAAACAGCTGATACTATCATTTTATTTCGCAGCCATCTGCGCCACAAGCTATTTCGCCAGCAAGATCTGTTTCATCTTCTGTTTCAACAATCTTACTAAGATTAATATCTTTAAGATGCTTCATTGCCATGTCGTATTGTACTTTGCTTATATCTTCAAACGGAGCTTGAGTATATGTGCCACCATCATAAGGTAACACAGATAAACCATTGTAATGGTCTCTATTTTTCCACATCCATTCACCTGCTTGATCCCACTCTGTTTGTTTTAAACTAACAGTGGCTGAAACATTATGAGTGTTAGATCCTTTTCTATGACCTGGCTTAACCCACTCTGTAGCAACCTTTTTAATTCTTTCAAGTAAATCAAATGGTGATTCATGTCTTAATATAGAATCTTTAGGTGCTTTCTGTGGTATACTAATTACAGCAGTATCATGAGGTCTAAAAAACTCATCTTCAATTAACTCAGGATGATTAGTAGATAAATACTTATACATAGATTCGTTTTTACCAACTCTGATTCTACGCGTATAATAATCATTATGCCATGCATGAATACCAGATGAAGTTCCTAACGCTAGAGATGTCGTCCCAGCAGGCTTCACGGTTGTGCATCTTGCAGCTGGATTAATACCAATTGCTTTAGCTGTCTTTGAGTTTTCTCTTTTTACTATACTTGCAGCGGCCTTCATATCCAACGGCAGCACAGCGGCACTCGCGATTCCTGTCATTGATACACCGATAAGGGCGTCCTTCTCTGTCGTATCTCTCCATACATCTCTTAAATAATGAAAATCAGTGTAACCAGCTTGTAGTGTACCTATGAAGCTAGCATGTTTAACTCTCTCATTAAAATCATCTTGTGATTCTATATCACTAGCATTTACTTCACATAGGTTACAAAACTGAAAAGGTCTTAATGCTATTTCACAACAAGGGTTTGTACCCCAGTCTTTATCATTGTTTAAGTATATACCAGGTTCACCTGATCCTGATAACTCTACACGCTTCCATAGATCCATAAAAAAGCTTTTAGTTACTTTATGTCTCATAAGAACAGCTGAGTTATTAGCTCTACCTCTTTGTGGATTTGTTTCCCACCAATTACCAGACTTACAACTAATCATTTCATTATCTTCAGCAGAGAACAAACTAATTAAAGCAGCTCTACGAATACCACCAGCTAAAACAGAGTCAGCTATATGACAAACTATATCATGAGCCTCAACAGTTGTTAACGGTGTACCATCATCTTTAGCATCGAATATACCTTTAATCTTTAGTATACACTCTTTTAATGGTTGAGGTCCTGGTGCTTTACCACCTGACGTAACTAGCTGTGCGCCTTTAGCTCTTATATCTGAGTAATCAAACTCTACAGTAGAACTTCTCTTATCACCCATATAAGACTTCATAAGAACTTTAATTGCATCAGCCCAACCTTCAATACTATCACCAATTAAAAACCTTCTAGTTCTTTTAGCATAAGGTTTACTAACTGGTGGCATTTTACTTACGTGATGGTTTTGTACAGAGTATCCAACACCGGTTCCTCCAAGTAGCAAGAACATTGTTTCGTGAAAACTATCAATGTGATCAATTGGTAGATAAGCGCAATTATACACGCGATTAGGACTAATTTCAATCGGTTTTCCTCCGAACTGAAGTGATCGCATAGACGGTAGTATTTTTTTGCTATACACGCTTTTATAAGCTTCATCAATTTCATTATGTAATT